GGAGCCGCGGGAGTAGACCGCCACACTCCCCAGCCACGGCGTTTCACCGGGGCCGGGCGCAGCATTGCAGCCCCAGTCCTTGAAGGAAAGGGCCGCCCAGTTGCGCGGCGACTTCTCGCCCACGCGCTCAAGCGAAGCGCAGGCGAACGCCGCGCACCACGCCGTCTCGTCGTCCTTCACCCCGGACAGATACGAGTCCTTCCACATGCGCAGAATCTCGGGGTTGTGCTGCGCCCCCTTGATCTCGTGCTGCCCGATCATGGCCGCAGCCTTGATCAGCCATGCCGCGCTGTTCGGGGTGTTGTAAATCTGGTCTGTTACGAACTTGCCGACATCCATCATGCCGCCTTCATTTGCAGTTTGAGACTACGGACCTCTGACCGGAGCGCGTCGATCTGCTCCTGCAGCATCGTGTTGCGCTCCATCAGCGTGTTGTTGCGGTCGTAGAGCCGCGCAACCTCATCGCGCAGGCGCTGGATCATGTCGTTCTCGGCGGACGACCGGCTTGCGGCCGTGTCCTCTTCGATGACCTTGCGTTTCAGCAGGTAGAAAACGAACGCGCCGATGCCGGCACCGATGGTGCCGACGCCAAGGCTCTTCAGCGCCTCAAAGATCGATTGGCTCAGAACGGAATCTTCCACGGTTTCACCTCTTCAATGTCCCATTGTCCCTTCCGCCCTTTTGCGGGAATCGCCACGAAAAAGCGGAAAGGGACCATGCCCGCGGCGACTTTGATCTTGACCTTGGCGTCGTCTTGGAAGATCGCCTTCGACCCCTTGACCTCGTGAAACTGGGCCTCGCCGTCCTTCAGCACGACCATGAAGTCGGGCGTGTAGGTGCAGCGTTCAGCCAGACGGAAGCTCGTCTTCTCGAACTCGATCACGGCCACGTCGCCGCGGGCCTTCAGGTACTCGAAGTACGCGGCCTCGGTCTTGTTCATCGTTCCGGGTGCGCGCCGTCCCTTTGCCGTCGCGCCGAATTTGTCTGCCTTCATGCTTCATCCTCATCTCGCGCCGTGACAATCGCGCGCACGCGGGGGAGTGTACCACCTGCCCGCGTGCGCGTGCGCGAATCACTCCGCTGACGACATCCTCCTGCGGAACGATTCGCCGTTGATGATCTTCACCCGGCTGCATTGCCGCATCCGGTCGGCGGCCCGCTCACCAACCCACGGCGCAATCGACGCCGGCGGCTCGTTGGTGAGCATGACCGTCGTTTTCCGGTTGCTGTAGCGGTAGTCGATCAGGCGCGACACGATCTCCTGTTTCCACGGCTGCGGCTGACTCATGGCGAACTCGTCCAGCACCAGCAGGCGCGGCTTGGCGGCACGAGCGAAGACCTGCGCCTCGGTCCGCTCGCTGTCGCGGTTCCATGTTGCCCGCATGTCAGACAACCACTCGGTTTCCACCTCGTAGCGGCACGACACGATGTTGAAGAGAGACCGGATCATGGCGCAACCCATGTGCGTCTTGCCGACGCCGGTGCCGCCGGACAGGATGATGAACTTGCCGACATCCTGCTTGCATTCGCTGGCATTGTCTGCGATCTCGTCGATTTCTGCGGACAGCAGGGCGATGGCGCTTGATGCCACAGACGTGTCCATGTCGCCGAAGCGATTGAATGCGTACCGCATCGGAACGCCGGCCTCTCGCATGCCGGACGCGATCTGCCCGTCCGTCGCTTCCTGCGCCGTTCTCTCCTTGGCGCAGACCGGGCAGCGCGACCACGTGACGCGGGACATGATCCTGATTCCGGTGGCCATGTACGGGCCGTGCTTCTCGCAGTCCTCGGCCTTGGTGAGCTTCTCGATATCCAGCATGATCAGATCTTCCCGTCGATGACGCCGCCACCAGGAACAGCACGCTCAAGCCACGCGGTCAGGGACTCGCCGCCCAGCCCCGCGTCCATCAGGTTGCCGGACAGTCGGCGCGGCGAACCGTCAGCATTTTTGCCCTGATTGTTCCGAACCGCGAGACTATTGCGGTACGTGCCCCGGTCCTGATCGCGGCCCAGCCAGGCCGTCAGGTACCGCTTCATGCCGCGGGCGGTCTTGCGACGCTTGGGGTCGGCATCCACCCACGCACGCGCACGCAGGAGCGCGGCGCGCACGTCCACGCCCGGGAAGGCCTGCTGCCAGCGCGAAACGTCCTCCAGAGTCGGGGTGAACGCCTTCACGTCGCCGGCGCAATCGAACGTCGGCGGAACGTATTCCGGCTCCGGCTCGATTTCCGGGCTCTGGGGCGTTTTTTCTGCCCCGGTAAGGGAATCACCCTGCCCCACCCCTTCGGAGGCCGCCACGGCCCCGGATTCCAGCCGCAGGGGCATTGCCGCCGAATCCGAAACCGCCGATTGCGATTCCGAGGGCGATTTCGAGGCCGAAATGGCGTCGGCGCCCACGCTCACGCTCGCATCCGTGCCTGCGCCTACGCGCACACCCGCACCTACGCACGTGAGAACCCCGGCGCCGGCCGCCGCGCCCGAACCTCTCAGCTCTGCGATGGAGTCGGACAGAGATGCGACTTCGGATCGAATCGAAGCCATTGCCCTTTCCACTCCGTTGAAGGTCTCGGAAAGGATTGTCTGCAAGGTGGTGCGAAGTGAGACCTCGGCACTATCCGTGACCGACGCTCTCGGCTCGGTTCCGGTTGAAGACAATTCATCGACCTCAGGGCTTTTCGCCGCCGGCATGGTGACAAGCGCGGAGCGATTGTCATCATGCAAGCTACCGTAGGAACCGTAGGTTCCGTAGGTAGCATCTTCACTGTTCATAGTATATAGAGGGGTTCCTTGAGATAGGACACTTGAGCCCGAATTTTCGCCCTCGCGGATTGCTAAATAAACGGAACGACCTCCATCGTTATCCACAGGGTTATCCACAGGCAGATTGTCCTTACTCGGAACGGAATTTGCCCAATTTGCAGGCACGGAAACAGGCGCGTCGTTGAGCTCCGAAAGCTCCGAAAGCATGCCGCGACGGGCCGCCAGTGCTGCACGTTTGTACAGGTCTTTGTGGGGGAAGTGGTAGATGCGGGACTTGACCCCGACGCCCTCGGGGGTGATGTACCCCAGCTCCTCCAGTTCTCGCAGGCAGCGATTGATCACCTGCCGGGACTTGTGCAGCAGCTTCGACAGGGTTAGTGTGGAAACCTTGACGGGGGCGCCGCTGGGCTTGCTGAAAGACATCAGAGCCATGAAGACGCGGTAGGCCGTGTCCTGGACTCGCGGGTCCTGCATTACCTCGTAGGGCGAGACAATGAACCGCCCTTTCAGCAGGGTGTCGGGATCGAACGTCTCGGAAAACTTCTTGCGTGCCATGGTCGATACCTCCTGTATCGTTTGAATGGAGATTAGATTATAGAACAAAAAAGCCGGCGCGTGGCCGGCTTGTGTTTTGTGTTGCGCCGATTACTCGACGGGATCGGTCTTGCGGGTGCGGCGATTCGGGGAGTTCACGACGGATTCCTCGGGGCTGGCAACGTCTTCAGGATCGGGGTTGCCGCTGGGGGTTGTGTACTCGTTGTACTCGGGATTGGCGGGAAGATCGGGCGGAACGTCGGGTTCAGGCTCGGGCTCCTTGGCGGGCTCGGGGGCGGCCGGCGGCGTGGTGTTCTCGGCGGGAGGCTCGGCCAGGTCCAGATCTCCAGTCGTGTCCACGGCGTCGGCCGGGGCGCCATCGTCGGGCGGTGCGATCTCGGGGGCAGGCCTGAACGACTGCAGGTACTTGATGCCGTACTGGAGCATTTCTACTGCTTTGTCGGTGGACTCGTGCGGGTTGCCGGTTCGGTAATGAGCCGATTCGGCGGCGTAGCAGACCTTGATCAAGGCGTCTCGCAGCTCGTCGCCACCGTCCAGATAGATGGTGAAGGGCAGGTCATAGGAAGGGTTCATCTGCTTCTCCTGTGGTTGAAAGCGTTTGGTGCCGGCAGCTTGCCGCGCACGATGGCAAGTGTAGCCTCGAAGTCCATGCGTCGCTGCTCCTCGTCCGACAGGGCGCGACTGTCCAGCATGATCAGGCCGCGTTCCCGGGCTTCGGCAAGGGCCATGGCGAAGGCGTCGGCGCCGTCGTCATGGGGTAGGCTGTTCTTCTCCCGGGTGATGTTCTCGACCTGTCGCAGGATCGAGTGTGCCGCTTGGTCTTCCTCGGGCAGGCCGGCCAAGGAATCGTCGTGTTCCTTCAGTGCCGCACGGGTCACGGCGACGGCTCCAGCACCGAAGAGGGGCTCGACCTCATCGATGATCCGGGGCTCCTTCTGGCCGCGCGACATCTCGTCCTTGATCTCCGGCAGCCAGGTGGCCGGATCGATCCGACGTATGGCAGGCGTCAGGATCTGCGTGAACATGCCATACCCCGCGTTCTTCTCAACCCGGATCACGTCCGGGCGATGCTGGGCGATGGCCTTTGCAATCTCGTTGATCCGCTCCTCGGAGTATCCGCCCTCCACCGACCGCATGCCGATGATGCACACCCACCCTTTCATTACCGCGATGGTCACGATGGCCGTGCGGTCCGGGTCGGTCTTGCCGCCCAGTGCCGGGTCGATGGCCGTGATGATCATCGTCGGCGCGGCGTAGGGGGATGGGATGTCAGCCGGGACGGCGAAGCGATACTCCTGCCGCAGCGACTCGACGATCTCCGACTTGAATGCGCTGGGCTGGATCGTGATCGGATACTGCGGGGCGCTGTGGACCAGCATCACCTTGGACCAGGTAAGCGGTGCCTGGAACATGTTGATCATGCTGGTGTTGAGCATGGTCTGCAGCAGGTACATGCTCTTGGACTGCGCGGCCTCGCGGCGTTGCAGAACCTCCTCGCCCAGGTACTCGGCGCAGACGGGCTTGCCCTGCGTGCCGTCGGCGCCGCCGCCGGTCTGAAGATCCGGGCGCTGGGCGATCTTCGCATCCACCCATCGGGCCAGGCGATTGCCGTACATGGGGCGCTGCTCAGGCGTCGGGAAGCGGCCGGGGATGATGTAGGTCTTGAAGCCCTTCGACTCCAGGTAGCTGTAGAGGCTGTCCTTGACCTGGGGCGTGCCGAGAACCCACATGCGGCGCTTGGTCTGGCTGCTGATCTCCTCGGTGAGAGTCTTGTTCTTCTCCCGGCCGATGCTGCTGGCGCTGTTGGTCAGCGTCTCCAGGTCGTCGCAGTGAGCGAAGTCGTTGCGCTCGCCCTGCGATCCGGCCCGCAGGCTGATCGGCTGGATGTTCGGGGTCTTGTCCGTGCCCTTCAGGGTCGGGTGAACCTCGAAAAGCGTGGTGCTCTCGTTCGCCCCGCTCTCGGTGCGCATCATGCACGACAGAAGCGGGAGCTTCCGAAGCACCTTGATGATCATCGAGGAAATGGACGTGGCCAGCTTGGCCCGGCCGCCGAAGACGGTGATACGGGCGTGCGGGTTCTGGACGATGCTCCATCCGTCCAGCAGGCCCATGACGGTCGTCTTCGACTGCTCGCGCTGGGCCATGATGATGATGTGGGGCTCGCCCTCCATCCATGCGTCCACGATGGCCATGTGGGCTTCTGTCACCTTGTAGCCAAGCACGTCGAAGCCCATGGCAACAAACTCGAACGGATCGGCGTAGCACTCGGCCGCCTCCTTCCATCGCTCGATCCGTTCCGCCGCCGCGACGGCGCTTTCCTCATATGCGTTCGTCGCCATGCTCCACCTTCGCAGGGGTTGCCTCGATGGCCAGCGGTTCCTTCAGGAACCGGATCAGGCGGCCGCCGTCCATGACCTCCTTCTGTGCAATGGCCTTGATGTCCTGCTTGGCCCGGGCCTGTGCCGCGCGGAACGCTTCCACGGCCCGGATGGCGTCGGAACTGTCGCGCTGAAGCGTGACGCCGCCCTTGTAGAGCACGTCCATCGCCTTGTGCGCCACGGTGGCCGCAATGGCCGAGTTCGGGTCGAATGGATCATCCAGCGCCTGATCCAGCGCCACAAGCGCCTTTCTCTGAATCTGTTTGGCAAAGTCTATGTCGTCGTTGCCGCGCATGTTCGTTCCTTGGTGATGGCGACGGGTCGAGGCCCGCCGCCGGCCGTGTTACCGCGGGAAGGTGCCGTCAGGCAGTGCAAGCATGAACGTCTCGAACCGCTTCCAGTCTGACTGGTTCATGGTCGAGTTGAAGAGCACGCGGGTCAACGTGTTGTTGACGGTGGCGTGCGGCTCTGCCCAGTACCCAGACTCGCCCCATGCTTCCAGACGATCCGAATCGGCCCACGCCAGCGGCCAGAAGCGGGGTGTCGCCTCCAGCGTCATGACGAAGACTTTCCGGTGGAACCACTTCATGTTGGGCTTGTTGCGCAGGTTCACCTTGTCGTTATCACGGTGCTTCTCATGATAGGTCGAAACCACGACATAGCCCGGAACCTTCGTGCATCGGCCGCTGACGTGGTAGGCGGTTGACGTGCCGTCCACATAGCCGTTGAACAGCGCGGTTCTGACGCCGGTGTGCAGGTTGACCATTGCCATCTCGCCCGGGCCGGACTGGTAGTCCATGAAGACGTAGGCGTCCTGTCCGTTCGGCAGCAGGGCCAGATCGCTGTGCTCCGACTGCTTATGCAGTTGAATCCACGGCTGGCCGTCCTTGCTGGCCGGGTGCGGGTCCGTCATGTTGCGCGTGTAGGCCCGAGTGCCAAGCGTCGCGTTTCCTGCCCACGAGACGGTCGCGTACTGACCGGACGGAGACATGGAGGTATGGTCTGGGCGTGCATCGGCGTTGATGTGGCCGAGGATCTTGTCCTCAACCCTGTCATACACCACGACGCCAAGGATCTGATACCCGTCCGTCTCGACCATCCAGCACCAGTAGCGGCCATCCACCGACGGGGCGCCCTCGGATTTGGTCCAGCAGCGCATAGCCGTCGGCCATATGGCCTTCAGCCTCGGGCCAAGATCGACTGCCGGCGACTCGACTCGCGTCTTGACGTTCAGCTCTCGCAGCTTCATGCCGTACCCGTAGTTCCCGATGAACCACAGGGTATCCGGGTTCGTCGGGTGCCAGATGGGCTCGCAGTCCCCGGCCAGACCTGGCAGCGGCGTGGCTTCGGATTCAAGCGTCTGCGCGTCGTACATGAACCAGTGGCCGTCCTCCCGGTACATGAGGAACTTCGTGCTGTCGCAGTTGAATGCCTGCCTGCGGCTGTAGTCTGACCTGCGCCACCGCTGGCCTGCGGCCTGATCCTCGACGTTGGTCGTCACCTTGGCCATGGGCGTGCCGTAGTACGGGGCCGGCGACACGGAGCGCGCAAGCACTCCCGTGTAATCCTGCACCTGTGGCACGGGGTTTTCCGGAGCGGTCTTCAGCGCGGGGGCTTTGGCGAGCCAGGAAGCGAAGATTCCGCCCGGGGTTGCGCCGGGGGAGGGTTGCGCAGGGGCTGGGGCCGGTTGTGCAGGTGACGGCGCAGGCTGCGCGGGCGGCGGCGACGGCTGGGCCGGAGGCGGGGAGGGTTGCGCCGGGGGCGGGGAAGCGGGCTGTCCGCCGGCTCCCGGCTCGACGTAGTGCAGCGCCACGCCACGCCAGTTCACGTCGTTCCGGTTGCCGTTTGGCTGCTGGGGTGCGTGGTAGTTAAGCGGGATCCAGTTGCCGCCGGCGTTCAGGTACCGGGCCTCGCCGTCGATGTAGGACACCGGCATCTGCAGCGGCCTGCCGCCACCCTCCGTGCCGCGCCTGCGGCAGTTGGTCTGGCCTGCGAAGCGCCACGATCCGGACGGTGCCGTGAAGTCCACGGCAATCCACTGGTTCGCGTCAAGCGTGATGTCTTGCGCAAACGGGATGTCGTACCACTCGATGACGGCAAAGCCTTCGCGCTCGCCGCTGATCCGGTCGCGTGCCCCGCGTGACGGCGCGGTGAGCGTGTGCGTCCAGAGTTGCCCGGCCGTCTGGTTAGACTGCCCGTCGCCGGCAAGCTTGCTGATCGTGACCGTCAGCTTGTCGCCGCCGTTCATGTTCTCGGCGATGAACGACAACCCCTTGAGCGTCATGCGCTTGCTGATGAACATGGCCTCGCGGATGCCGTTGGTCTGTCTGTCGCCGCGGCTCTGGTTTAGGACAATCGACCGTCCGTCAGGGGCACCGGACTCCAGCACGGCATAGCCGTACTCAACCCCGGCCGTGTCGGTGAAGCGAAGCATGGGCGTCGTCACCATTTCGGATGTGTCGCTGGAATTCGGGCGCGTCACATCAATCCACGAAGAGCCGCCGTTCGCCGAGAACTTGCAACCCCATTCCCTTGCGTCCGTCCAGCGGACGGGGGTGTGACGTGTGTACGCCATCACCTGCACGCAGTTGATCGAGTAGAAGTTTCCGTTCGTGCCGTCGTCGTTCGTGAACGTGACGTGATAGATCGATCCGGCTCGCAGGTCGCGGGCATTGCGAACAACGTCTTCGTACATGGCGTCGCGGTCGTGCGACAGCGGGCGCAGGTCTCGCGTGAACTCTCCGTACTTCGTGCCGTTCATGCGCGGATTGCCGTTGCCGTCGTCCTCGTAGATCGTGGCGTGCAGGATGCCGGCCGCGCCGCCGTGGTAGCCCTTCAGGCCATACGGCACGTAGTACCACAGGCGAGACAGCGGGCGTGACGTTTCCGCCTTGAAGCGGCACGTCATTGCGTACCGCAGGCCGCCGCGAAGGCCGACGGTCAGGTTGCGCAGGGACTCGATGGCGTACCGGCCCGGCCCCCAGACGTTCGCGGTCGTGGTGCGGTCGAAGCCGGCCCACGGCCCGGACGGGGCTGGCGCGGGCTGCGGGCTCGGACTCGGCTGCGGGGGTTGCGGCGTCGGCGGTTGCGGGGAAGGCCCCGGCCCCGGTTGGGGCGCGGGGCTCACCGCTTTTTTGTGGATTCGCTCCAATCTCCCACGGTGGCGTTGTCCTTCCAGATTCCGATCTCGTGCCACGGATCGACGCTGTTGAGCGATGCTCGGTCGAACGTGATGGCTGTGCGAGTGTATCCGCTCAGGTCAGACGGAAGCTCCTTGCCGCCCGTCCAGACGAAGGCCGGGAAGGTGCGCGTGCCGCTCCACTGCCGGGCATTCAGCAGCGCCTGATCTCTTTCGGTGACGCTGTTGTCCATGGGCTTGCCGTCCTCGATGCCGAGAAACTCGACAAGCCAGCGGTTTTCCCCGTTCTGGTTCGGCGTCTGCTTGATGTAGACGAAGTTGTGCCGGCCGCGCAGGTAGCCGAACGTGCCGTCATCGCCAGCAGGCGGCTGCGGCGCGGGGCCGGGGTTCGGTGCAGGGCTCGGCGAGGGTTCGACGTGTCCACCGCCGCCAGGCTGCGCGTTCATGTCGGGGACGGGCACCTTGGAATTCAGGAACCGTTGCTGCGAGATTGCGCGGCGCGGGTCGGCGTCGTTCGCGCCCATGACGGACAGGTGATAGATGCGGCGCCACTGCGAGTCAAGCGGCTGAAGCGACGACACGCCAAAGCCCGGATACCAGCGCATGATCGAGCCGTCGCCGTTCCACTTCAGGTCGCCGCCGATGTGGACGGCAATCTTGGCGTTCGGCGTGGACGGAGCGACGCGGGCCTCGGCAATCACCATCAGGGCTTCAATGCTGTCGGGGTCTCTGATCTTCCACGGAGACGGGCCGCCGTGCGCGACGCCGGTAAGGTTGGTCGGGACCGCGGTTTCGGTGTATTCGTTCGTGTTGTCCCAGCTAATGCCACCAGCCGGCGTTGACATGTTCCACAGGAATCGGTTGTTCCAGCCCTCGCCGTCGCCGGTGCGGTAGCCCGGGCCTTGCTGGACGATCTCCCACGTATCGCTGCCCTTGCGGAGCACCAGCATTTTCGTGTTGCGAACCTGGGCGCGTGCGTTGCTCTCGCGGTTCGCCATCTGTTCCATGAAGACAAACCACGTTTGGAACGTGTCGAACTTGCGGTGACGGATACGAGCGAAGGCGGCCGGGTCTTTCACGGAGCCGCCCTCTCCGGTGCTGTACCACCACGGACCAGCCGGATCCCATGTCATCTGGGCGCCTTGCACAACAGACCCCCACTTGTGTTGCCCTTCGCTGCCGTTGGCCTTCGTGCCGACGCCGCCAACGTTGCCGCCAGTCCAGCCCTTCGCCAGCGCACGGTTCAGTCCGGTGGCCATGGCGATCACCTGCTGCTTCTCGTAGGTGGACATGAAGCCGTTGCCCGGGCGCGGCTGCGGCTGGGGTTGCGGGTTGGGTTGAGGCTGCGGGTTCGGTTGCGGGCCGGGCTGCGGATTCGGTGCCGGGCTCGCGCTGTTGTCCAGCGCTGGGTTGGATGCCTCGGCGTTCAGCACGTACTTCCACGTCCAGCCAATCGGGGCAAGCCGTTGCTGATCGATGGCGTACTCTCTGCCAAGCTCAACGTCGGCCATGCCCTGGGCGATCATCTGTCGCAGCTTAGTGGATGTGGTCGGCGGGTTGTCCAGAGAGGCATAGATGACGCGCGACGCTTTCAGCCCTTCCGGATTGGGCCCGGTGCCCCACTTCTCGGGGCTCGTGGTCGAGTAGTTGCCGCTCAGGTCTTTGCGGGCCATGTGGTACGTGATGCTGTCGTTCCACCTCTCGGGCTTGCGATGGAGCACCAGCACCATCGAGTCGTCGTCGAGCGTGCGATCGGACTTGGCTTTGGGCAGCTCGCCGAACGTGATCTCGTGCGTCACTGCGTGCTGCGCCTGGTTGGGCATGGGCACGTACTTTGTCTCGCCGGGCACCTGAATGATCTTCTCGACAATGCGCTCCGGTCCGGGCACCTCGCGCACGACTTCCTTGATCACCTCGACGGGGCGCTCGATCACGCGGTCGCGGTACTCGATCTTGGTGATGACTTCGCCCGAGAACTCGCGGATGCGGTATTCGTCCACCAGCGAGAACGCTTGCCCCAGTTCCATCGTGCGCAGGTGGAAGCGTCGCAGCAGGTCGTTCAGGACGGTCGTGTCTCTGATCTCGTTGCCGACCGAATTCGGAATCTGTGTCACGCGATAGATCATGAATGATCCGTTCATGTTCGGCGTGCGGATCGTGTTCGCGTCGATGAACTCGGGCGTTGCAATCGGCTCCGCGTTGATCTCGTTCGGCAGCCGGTAGGCAAGGATGCTCGACTTTCCGACATAGCCTCCGGTGAATGGCAGCTTCACAGCCGCGTTGCGGCGCGACGTGGTGAAGATCGTCGTCCACAGGGGGAAAGGATCCTTGGCCCGCGGCGCGTAAAGGCTCTGCTTCAGCCGCGTCGTGGACTCAAGGATGCTCAGGATAGACGCATAGATGGACAGCGCGTTGGCCATCTCGGCGATGGTCGAATACTGCCCGTTCTGGTTGATCAGGCGCGACAGCCTGTCCATCGCGTCATCGACGACGCTCTTGGTGTAGTTCTGCCGCGGGTATTGCAGCGCGTAGTCGCGTGCCTCGGTCAGCATGTCGAGCTGCTGCCGCAGGAACGGGGTCAGTTGGTCGTGCTGCCCCTTGTCCCCGCCCAGAACCGCGTTCATGCCCCACTTCTTCAGTGCCCAGCTACCTGAAACAATGCTCATTTCTGGTCTTCGTCCTTGTCTTTCATGAATTCGTCTGCTTCCTTGCGGAACATGTTCATCAGCGGCACAAGCGGAGCGGCGTTCAGGCCCGGGATGACGCGGGTCACGCTCTTCTTGCCCTGAAGCGCGCTATACATGTCGTTGGCCATTCCGACCGCCGGCATGACAGCGCCGCCGATCAGTGCGTCATTGTATCCGCCAAGCCCCGCCTTTTCTGCCGCTTTACGGAACCCTTCGGGCGCGATGTTCGATGTTGCGACCTGTCCAAGCATCTGTAACAGATCAGGCAGCATGCCGGACGTGGACATGTAGGTCATGGCTGCCGTGGCGAGCGCGTAGGGCGAGAGCGCGTCGTTCAGGTACTTGCGCCGGCTCTCTTCGTCCTTGCCAAGGCTGTTCCAGTAGACCCGCATCATGTGGATCGGCAGGCAGGCCGCCATGGTCGCCGCGAACGTCAGGGTAAAGCGCAGCGGCCCCATGTTGGACCATTGGCGAAGCTGCTGCTTCTCAAGAGACAGGATGGCAAACGCCTTGAACTGCCCCATGGCCCGGCCGATGTCGCTGTGGACCCATGCCCCGGTCTCGCCGGCATAACCGCCCTGAATGATCTGCCGGGCGCTGCGGTAGATCGCTTGCGAGAACGTGTCGGCGTCTGCGGGCTCAAGCTTCGAGATATCGAACCCGACGGCGTGCTTGCCGTTCCATGTGGTTGCCGCGGCCAGTTGCGGGCGCACGCGGTTGATGAAGTCCTCGGACAGGCCGGCGTCGGCCAGATACTTGCTCGCCATCTCGCCGCCGCGGTAGCCCTGCGCATACTCCAGCGCAAGCCGCGTCATCTCCTGCGCCGTGTACCGGGTCTGTGCGGCCGTCACGGCCCGCACGCCGGTGATCACGGTCTGCGCGTGGCCGATGGCGTTCACGGCGCGCATGGCGACGCCATCCTCGTACATGGCGCCCGAGTGCATGGATTGCCCCGGGCTGTCCCACGGCGTCGCCAGCAGGTAGCCTTCCGTCCCGAACGGGGCGCCGTAGTGCTGCTCAATGGACGACAGGATGCTGTTGGTCGGCGGCTTGCCGGCCCGCAGGTCCAGGATCTCGCGGCGCATCTTGCGAAGGCTCGGGAAGAACTTCAGCATGGTCGGCACGCCGGCGGCACCTGCCAGGTTGAAGATTTCCGGCACGTTGTTGAAGACGAGCCCGCCCAGCCTGGTAACGGATGTGAGCGACTGGATTGCGGCCAACGCCTTCGACTGCCCGGCCGTGCCGAACGGCTGCCCGGTGATCTCCGCGACAACCTGGTCGAAGGCCCGCATCTCGGCTGCGGTGGCCGAGTGCTCGCCGGTGCCGACCGCGACGGCCTCCCTGATCATGTCGAGCTGGCCTTTCGAGTAGACGCCAATCTCGGACATGGCCGCCCAGCCGCTCGTGTTGTCGGCAAGTGAGCGCATCAGGAACGTGTGGTCATTGACCATCAGATCCTTGATCTTGATGCCGCCCAGATCCATGTTCTCGTCGATGTCGATGCGGTGCTTCAGGTGGCTGTCGAGGCTGCCCGCGAACCCGCCGGCGAGCTTCCGGGCCTTGGCCTCGTCCATTCCTTGTCCGATCAGCAGCTTGACGATATCCTCCCGGTTCTCAAGATCGGTCATGTCAAGGGATTTCTGAACGGAGACCCCCAGCCGCTGCCGGGCGGCGTAGTCCAGATACCCGCGGGCCGTCTTCTCGGCCACGTCATCAGACCAGCCCAGCGACAGAAAGTATCGCTGGATGGCTTCTTGGAACTTCTGGCGTTGGTTATAGGTCAATTCCGCGACCTTTGATCCGTCCAGCCGCCGGGGCATGTAACCCTTCGGGCTGACGTTGGGCTTCGTGGTGGCACCGACCTGCCGGAATTTCCTGTCAGTGTCGATGACGCGGGACGCCATGGCCTCCCATGCCTGTACGCCGCGAAGCAATGCCGGGTCCGTGGGCACGACGCCCTTGCGGTACTCGATCATGGCGTCGGTCAGCTCTTTGTTGAACGCATCGCGCAGGCGGGCGTCGGCGGCGCGACGGATGATGCCGTACCCCTTCGCCTTCGCCCACGCTGACGCCGCCTCGTCCAGCTCGTGCATGGACGTGCCGATGATGTAGTTCTTGAGCGCGAACTTGCGGATTGCGGCCGTCTTCTGGCGGGCGCCGCCAATCGCCCCGGACGGAGACTCGGCCAGCCGGGCGCCCATCCACCGGATGACGGCGTTCTTGCTGGCGGCCATGATGGCGCTGGCACTGATCAGCGAGTTGCCGACGGTCTCCGGGTTTGGGGACTTCGTGATGCGCTCCTGCAGCGGGATCATGGCGACACGATCCGGGGCCTCTGCCTTGGCCTTGTCGATGATGATCTTCAGGGCTTGGTGGACAGCCGCGTCCTTCGGCGTCCGGCTCGGCACAAGCTCGATCCCGTACTCGCCCTTCTTCTGTGGCAGGGGCTTGGCCTCGAATGCCTCGGGCGATGTCGGCAGGGGCTGGGCGGCCGCGTCTCTCGTTGCCTGCTGCCTGGTGGCTACCTTCTTCGCTGCGCCAGCCTCGGCGCGTTCGGCGCGACGCGCCACCGCGTCGGCCACGCCGTCGAAAAATGCTTCGGCCCGGCTGTCCAGCGGCGTGCCGCTCGCCCGGATCAGGTCAAGAAACTTGGTGTAGAGCTTGCGCAGCGAGTTGACGAGCTTCTTCGGGATGCTCTTCGGGTTGTCAGGCCCGCGGTTGATCACCTTCTCGATGTACTTCTGGAACAGGTCGGCGCTGATCTCCTGCCGCGACGCATGATAGGCCGCGCCCTTCGTGCCGGCGATGTCCTGCTTGTAGACCCCCTTCATCATCTCGACAAGGCTGCGCTCGTTGGCGGCAGCCGTGTTCAGGCCCTCGAATCGGAACGGGGTCGCGCCGCTGCGGGCCTTGAGGGCATTGTCGGCGCTGCCCTTGAAGCTTGCGACCTGAATCTCGTTGACCAGATCGCGGAACGCCGTCCGGGTCTCCTTGGACAGGGCGTTGCTGTTGATCCAGTCTGCGACGACCTTGTGCCCGACCTCGTGAGCGATGGTGAACTCGTTGCCCTTGTGGCCACCGCCCGGAATGTCGATGATGGCGGTCTTGTTGCCGAAGACGATGCGGCCGCCGTTCTTCGTGCCGCCGCGGATCACGATCTTCTCGGTGGGGGCGAACGTGTCCAGCAGGCTCTTGATCGCGGTGATGTCGCCGCTCTTGACTCCTTGCCCGATGACGTGGACGCCGTTTTCGTGAACGGCAATCCCGCCGTTTTCCTTGGCGTCATCGATCAGCTTGTTGGCAACGATGTCGTGAACGTCCCGCGTGGACTTGTCCACGGTCAGCTTGTCATATTGGTCGCCCAGAACCTCGCGCGCGACATCCTCGTCGGCCTCATCAAGCATCTGCCGGCGCTCTGCCTCGGTGTAGGACGCGACGCGCTCGCCGTCGTTGTCGGCCACGCGGTTGATGGTCTCGTGCTGCGTCTCGATGGCGGGGTGATCCGTGCCGATGGGGCGCGGGTCTTCGGGCTCGGGCTGCTCGGTCTTGGCCGGCTCCTTCTCGGTCTTCGCGTCGGCGGGCTTGGCCGCGGCCTCGGCCTTCTCCTGCTCGGCGCGCTTGCGCTCGATGGCCTGCGCGTCCGCATCAAGATCGACGCCGGTGATCTCTCCGGTCTCCGGATCGATGCGCTCCGTGATGTGCGGCGCAGGCTCGGGCTCGCTGTGCTGCACGGCCTTGATGTTCTCCTCGTCGATCTGGACTGCATCGACATAGCGCCCGATCCTGTTGGCCGTGTCAGCCGGGTTCTCGTAGGCCAGCTCATCGTCTGCGCCGTGCGCGGCCTCGGCTGCCGGCGTCTCGGTGTTCACGTCGGGCTTGGCCTCCTGGGTCGCGGCCGAGGCGTCTGGCGCTGTGTCCGCGGCCTCGCCGGCTGCCTTCTTCTCAAGTCGGGACCGCACGACATCGCCGACCTTCTCGCGCACGTAGGCGCTCGTGTTGGCGACCGCGTGGGGAAGCTTCGCTGACGCCCAGTCCATTGCAGCGCCGATGGCGACATCCGTTACCGTCACGTCCGGGTTGACAGCCGCCTGAAAACTGGTCGTGGCCACGCCTGCGGCCGCCTGCCCCAGGTTCGCCGCGCGTGCGATGTTCTTCGAGTTGCGGGCAAGGAAGGCCGCGTTGCGTGCGAACGTGGCCGCCCCGGCGCCGCCAGCCATGCCGGCAAGGGCGTTCTCCGGCAGTGTCCCGATAGCCGTGGCCACCATGCCGGAGACAGTGCCCTTGTTGAACAGCGCGCCGACATCCTGCTCGTAGGCTTGCAGTTGGCCGAGGCGGTTGAAATACTGCCGTTGGTTCTTCGCCTCCATCAGCCACAGTTGCTGATCCCGGGTCTTGCCGTCCAGGTCTTCCAGCGGCGGCTTGAAGCTGGGGTCCGGCGGCCCGTCCTCGGCATCCTCCTTCGCCTTCTGCCGATCCTCGAACCATTTGATTGCGTCAACGATGAACGACTGCTGCGCGACGCCGCCCAGTGCGTTGTCGAGCGAGTTGCGCTCGTCGCGGATGCGGCCCTGGATGTTCTGGTTCTGGGCTTCGATCCGGGTAAGCTCAGTCTGCCGGGCGTCGCCGGTGGGCAGCGGGTCGTCAACGGGAAGCCCAGGGTTGACGAACTCTGCCATCTTGGGCCACTTCAGCGGGGCGCGCGTGCGCTCGCTTTTGGCACGCGGCTCCGGCTTGGCGCGCGGCATCTGCGGCATGGGGCCGAACCCATGCTCCCATGCGTCTCGGGGATCGATGTTGGTGTTCTTGCGCTTGATGTCGTCGCTCATTTCAGGAAGTCCGGAGTGATTGCGTCGATTGTCTCACTGACGCGCTTGCCGAAGGTCTTCTTGCCCTTGATCCGCGTCTCGTTGTAGTGCTTGACCAGTCTATCAGCGGTGACGACAAACGACACGGGCGTGGCTGCATCGTCGTTGCCGAACGCCGAGACCATCAGGGCCGGCTTGCCGTCATGGATGATCTGGGTCATCTGCGTTCCGGACGCTTTGTTCTTGAAGAACCAGTTCTTCGTCTGGTCGATCTTTGCGGGATTACCGGCCCATCCGTAGAACTCCTGCTCCAGCACCTCGTTGATCACGTCGGCGGCTTCGTCGGGCGGGATCGACACCTGGCCATCCTTGCGAACGGCTGCGCTGCTGATATATGACGTGATCCGCTCGTCGGGCTTCACCCCCTTGGCGTTCACAACGAAGTCGCCGACGCGCATGATCGAGCTGTCCGGCGCGTTCAGGACTCGATCCGTGGCGATCCGCTTTGCCGACTCCTTGTCCCCATTGGTGAGCCGCAGGGCGTCGTCCATCTCGCGGGCCAGCGCGTTCTTGAGGATGGCCTCGTTCGGCCCCTTGACGTGCGCAGTCTCGCCCCACTCGAAACCAAGGAACGACGACCGCTTGTCGTCGATGATCTCCTGTGCCGCGTCGCTGGACTCCTTGTAGTTCGAGAACCCGCGCTTCGATGTCACGTCCACGTTGGCCCACGCCGCGCCGGCGTTCCGGGTGACTTCGTAGTCCTTCGAGAAATTGGCCAGCCGTGCATATGCGTCCTTTCCGTAGTAGCGCTCCGTCATGTCCGGGCCGAGTGCGGCGCGCACCTTGTTGAATCGGTCGGCAATGGCCAGAACCGTGTCCGGGTTCTTCGTGGCGAAGTCCGGCGAGCTGTCGAGCTTCTCCACCTGTCGCTGAAGGTCGTAGGCCATGCCGCTGATCGCGTTGCCGTCGAAGCGCTTCATGATGGCGAGCTTCTCGTCGAACGTGCCCGCGTCGTCGAGCATCTTGTTCGCCACGTTCTGCACGTCCTGCTCGCTGAAGGCATAGCCTCGTTTCGACATACGCCATGCGTCCGGGCCTGCCGAGATGATGAAAGCGGCCTTGTCGTTCTCCGCCTTGACCTTGGCTGCTTCCTTGGCCTCCTCGATGGCCTCGCGTTCCCGGCGCGCTGCCTCTCGGTCTGCCCTCGCTTCGGCCCGGGCTGCTGCGCGCTCTGCCCGTCGTTCGGCGCGCTCCTGCTGCTTCTCCCTGATCCTGTCCTCGCGCTCGATCCGCTTCTCCCGCTCTCGGGTGATGGCCAGCATGGACTTTTCCAGATACCCCTTGCGCTCGCCCGAGTCGATCAGCGGCACGCTGGATCCCGTCTTCTCCATGTACTCGCGGTTGAGCTGGTCGATCTCGGCATTGATCTGCTTCGTCGTCATGCCCTCGGTGGGGGCGGTTGCCATGACGGCAAGATCGGCAAGCGGGTGGCTGAATTCCTCCGCGAACTTCTTGCGCGCCCGGCTCTCGGCCGCCTCGATGGCGTCGAGCGCCTGCTTCTGCTGCTGGGCGGGCAGGGCATCGATGACGCCAGACTGCCGGTAAAGCTCCAGCGTCCACAGGTCGCCGGTCTCGGTGACGGCCGTGCCGTCGGATTTCGTGAACGTGCGCGGCCGGCCGGCCTGCTCGGCGGCAAGCTGGATGCTCTGTGTCACGTTCTTGGCCCATGCCGTCCGGTCCTGATCCTCGACGGGCATCAGGCCTGCGGCGAAGTCCTGAAGCATGACGCCGATGTCCTTCGGGTTCGCGGACGGGTCACGGCTCGTCTGCTTCAGTTGCTGGGCGAGCGTGGCGGCGTTGCTCTGCATGTAGTTGCTCTGCACGCGGAGCATCTGCTCCTGCTGCCAGTCGTAGTGCCCCTTCGCCTGCGTCTTCATCAGTTGCGGGATGCGCTTCATGATCTGCATCCGCACCTGCATGTCGGTCGCTTCGTCGCCGGTCTTGACCGCATTGATCTTGTTCTGAATCTTCTGCCGCGCCTCGTCAGGATTCAGCGCAAACATGTCGTCCATGTCGTTCTGAATCTCTTCGATGACGCGGTTTCCTTCGTTGGCGGTGTAGTACGCCTTGGCGCCCTCCATCAGGTTCGTGTTGCCGAAAAACTTGTCGAGCTTGCTGCGGCCGTTGGCGATCTCGTCGATGGCCTGCCCCTGCGCGGCCATGGACATGCCCTGCAGAAGCTCGCGTTGGTTGCGATCTTGCAGCTCCTGCGCGGCCTTGGTCTCGGCAAAGCGGTTGAAGATCTGCATGGCGCCCGACAGGCCGCGGGTGAAGCTGTCCTCCTGCGGGGGCAGCATCTGCCCCTGGTTCAGGTTCACGCTGATCGGCGTCGGACCGTTCTGGACAAGTCGGGACTCACGCGGCCCGCTCGATTGCCGCTCGTATGTGCTGAAACGGAATGCCATGTGTTATCTCCCCATCTGCTTCCAGAAGTTTTGATACCCGGTGCTCCGGGCGCCAAGCGCGCCGTACCGCATGCCGCTGCCCCAGTTGAACCGGCCGCCAGAGAAGGCGCCCTTGCCGCCGGAGAAGTATGCGCCGGCCATGCCGATCAGGCCGGACAGGTCGACGTTGCTGCTGCGCGAGAGCTGCGGGGCATTGCCGCCGTAGATCCGGTTCGCCGCCTCCTGCATGCCAGCCTGGGCGCGAGCCGACTTGTCGCCCGGCCCCAGGATAGCGCTTGCAACCCCGTATCCGGCCGCGCCTCCGTAGTACGCCGCCACCAGCGTTCCCACGTCCCGGAAGGCGGCGTTCCATGCGCTGCCGACCTTCATCTTCTGGGACTTGGACACGGACTTGTCCAGCTTGGCCGCGTAGATGCTCGTCGGCAGGCTGTCGAACGCGGCTGACACCAGCTCCCGCGTGCTGGCCTTGTACTGCCGGGCGTCGTCAAGGTCCATGGCGTCGTTCTGCGCGCGCCGAAGCGCCACGCTGTCTTTGGTGGCGGCGTTGATCTGGTTGGCCAGCGCCGTTCCGGCCGTGCCGTTCATGGCCTGCTCGGCGTAGGCCGCGCCCAGCGCCTGCCCCTCGCTCATGCGCTGGGACAGATCCTGAATCAGCTTGGCCGTGTTGTTGCTGGAGTAGTCGGCAGACAGATTGCCGAGGTTGGCGCCCAGGTTCCGGGCGATCTTCCCGGTGGCGACGTTAGCCTGCCATGCGTTGAAAGCCGCCTCGTTGGCGGCCATCTTGTTCGAGTAGGACCGCCGCGCGTTCTCTACGCGGTCGGCGATCTCCACCATCTTGTTGTACCGCTTCGCGTCCTGCCGCGCTCGCAGACCCGGGAATAAGCCCCCGAGAAGGCTGCCGATCTTCAAGCCCATGATGAAGGTGTCTCGTCGTTGTAGACAAACAGTCGGTAAGTGGCGTGCGTGATCTCCATCGGACCGTCAGAGAACGCCGTGCCACCTGTCGCAATCGTAACGTTTTGCGGCCCCGGGCGGTGGATGTGGTGCAGGGCGCGCCATGCCGTGTCGCCAGCGAATCGGACGCGCTCCTTGACCGGGGATGGGTCCGAATACTGCCGCGGCTTCTGCCCGGTGTTGATGATGAAGTCGTGCGCCTTGTTGACGTGGACCTCAACGTCTCGGAACGTGTACAGGATCGGCGGCGTGGCAACGTCGGTTTCTTGGGGCGGCGCGAGCGTCAGCAGCGACTTGTACGAGTTGCCGAACACGATGTCGGCGGTTGTAGGGACCCCTGCGATGTACTCCTTCGGCGTGTAGATGCCTGCCCCTGTCACGTCCTTTGCCCACACTGGGGCGCGCTTGTCGCTGGTCCTGCACCACAAATCGAGATACTGATTCGATGACGACTCGGAGTATTCGGAGATGAATCCATAGCTGATCCGCTTCGAGAAGATCACCAGCGAATCCCCGGACATGGCCAGCCCGGCAATGTCGCCGACGCTCATGTTCATGTCAAAGACGGACGTATGCTCGCCGACTCGGAACGTTTTGATGGTTCGGTCCATCGAGATGTACACGGTGTCGCCGCTCGACGATGCCGCCATCGATGTTCTGAACGGGATGCGGGACTTGCTCATGTCGTAGTGTGGGATCGGGTCGGATGACGTCCACACGCCGCCATAGTTGCTCTCCGTGTAGACCCGGACCGCCTGATCGCTTGCAGTGCGCCAGTAGTGCCATACCGCCCCGTTCACGTTCAGGATGTGGTGAGTGGCGACGCTCGGGAACGATGCGTCACGCACCTTCTGGATCGACACGGACCGGATGTCGGCAAGGTTGACCACGTAGGCGCCCGTGTTGGTGAGAACGAACGCGCCCAGCCGGCACGGCACGGCATCGATGATGTACTCGGACGACGATTTGGATATCTCCACCGGGGCGCCGTCGCCGGCCGTGATGTTGCCGGCTGCCTTCGGGAAGAAGTTCAGCGGCTTGTCGGCCGCAGACGCCAGAATGGCTCGCTCGCAGACGACACAGAAGCGCCCGTTGATGTACATGGTCCGGATCGGCGCGCCAGCGTTCTTCAGCGCGTTGGCCATGCCCTCCGGCGCCGAAGTCGGCATCGGCGCGATGCCGCCATAGGTCACTGTGTTGAAATAGAACGTATTGCCCTCGGCCTTCGTCATCACCAGAGACAGACCGCCAGAGACCGACATGCGCGGAACCTCTTTCCAGATGCCGCCGCGGTGCTCCAGCACGGTGTCCGACTGACCAATCCGAACCGCGTGGCCTTCAGTGCTGTTTGCCGGCAGGCTCTCGACGGATTGCTCTTGCTTCCATGCCCGCTTGAACCCGGGCGGAATGTCCACGGAAAGAATTTCGTACTGGGGCGGAACAGAGATGATGAACGATTGGCCCGCCGTGAATGCCTGCATGCCGCCAACGGGGCCTTCACCGCCGAATCCGCCAAGCCCTCCGGAATCTTCGCTGGAATCCCCTCTGACGACTTGGACGGCCCTGCCAAGGAATCCGTACACTGAGTTGATTGACGTGACGTTTTTGATCCACGCCGCGCGCGCCTTCGAGTACTCGGCCTGCCGCCGGGACACAGCTTGCGAGTAGTTGGGGTTCGCCTGCCCGTTGCCGACAATGGCCGGGATGTCGGAGATGTCGAGCTGCTCCGGAAACTCAAGATCGGCCGTCTTGATCCAGAAGCGCCGCGTCATTTCCGCGCCGCCGCCCTTCGGTCGATATTTGATCGTGAACTCGTACTGCGTCGACGGCTGCAACCCTATGGGCTGGATGGCGATAAGATTCGTGACGTTCGCAAAATCAGCGGTATCGAAAACGATGGGGGTCGAGATTGGCGCCCCTGATCCGGTGGCGGCTGGCAGAATCGTCCACTCCCCGATACTGACCCCGGGGCCGATGTTGAACACGTCGTCCAGTTGGCTAATGGCCTTCGTTGACAGGGAACTGACATCAATGCCGTGCGCGCTCGACTGCACCTCGCCGTCGGTCGCGTTGATAAGCGTCGTGATTCTGGATGACACAGGGGCGGCGAACATGCAATGCCGATCCCCGACCGTGATGGGCTGTCCGGCCAACAGTTCGCTGACAAGCGGGAAGCTCTTCACAAGCCGCGCCCCGGGCCTGCGGGCCAGGCTGCCGCCGGGCTTCGGAACGAAGTTGACGCATTCTGACAGCGCCCCGGGCGGATACCCGCGCTTGGCCGTGGTCAGTCCGTATTGCAGATGCTTGTACTCGCCCGATACCGTTCTCATCGCCCATATCTCCACGCAATCGACCGCGCCACGGCGCCGGCATGGCCGCTGATCATGTTCGGCCGCGACTGGGCCGTGTTGTCCTGCTTCAGTGCATACATGGCCTCTTGCAGAAGCTGCGTCTCCCGGCCTGCGGCTGCGTTGTCCACAAGCGGGCCGGCCGCAAACGCCGCCTTGCATGCGTATCGCAGGGCCTCGCGGAACGTCACTGGCGTGTCGTCCACGTCCATCATGACAGCCGCCCGGGCCTTGATCATGGTTCCCAGCGGGAAGGCGAACGTCTCATGCTCGCGGTCGTACAGGAGCTCGCCGCGCCGGACCGTGCCGCAATGCTCTCGCGGCTCGATGACATCAAGGTGCAGGATCGACGCCGGGACAAAGACGCGGCCGTGAATGTCGGCTTCGAGCTGGATCGTGTCCGTGTTCCACCACCAGCCGCGCCCGTCGTTGGCGACCAGAAGCTCCCTCAGCTTCGTTTGGTACAGGGATTCGGCGGCTGATGCGAGCGGGTGATCGATGTCGATGCCGTCGGAGTAGGACATGCCAGCCATCGAGAGCATGGCGTTGATGATGTCTGTCTTGGTGTCCATACGAAAACGGCCGGTCGCCCGGCCGTGGTTGCAAGTTAGATCAGTCCTGCATCAGTCGATGGTCAGGACGGCCGATTGGGACACGTCATCCACGCCGAAGGTGAACGCGGCCACCGTCTGGAAGGTCCACCAGTTCTGGCCGGCCTTCGGAGCTTCGACCATGGGGGTCGGCTCGAAGTTGAACGCGTTCATCAGCGAGTCCGGGTGCGTGATCAGCGCCACGACTTTCCGGAAGTCCCCGTTGAAGAAGTTGTTGTTGACCGTGCTGTTGAGCAGGTGGGTTGTGATGTTCTGGCCGGCCGGCAGGGACGCCGACTTCAGGACGGGCACGCCGCGGATGTCGAACGCCGCGACCTTCTGGGAAGTGCCGTCAGCGGTCTTGTACTCGCGGTTGTAGACCTGCGCCGACTTCGACAGCACGTCCCAGGTGGCCGGGCGGACCACGATGAAGTGGCCGGAGTGCTCATCGACGATGGCCTTCTCGGTCTCTTCCATCTGGGCCATCAGGCTGGCGAGGCCCTCCCAGACAGCAGTCGGGTTCTTGGCCCGGTCTGCTGTACCGATGGAGAGCTGTGTGCCGCCGACTGCATTCTGCTCGGCAGCCAGGCCATTGTAGGCCGTGGCGGTTGCCATGCCGGCCTTCGTGGCGGCAATCAGGGCGGCATTGTCGATGAAGCGAGCGAACATCGAACCCTGCAGCATGCCGATCTTCTGGCGGAAGTTGAAGTCGTTCTGGCGCTCCTGCAGCTGGTCGAGGCGGTGCTGCGAGGACAGCATCTTGTCGACCGTGATGCGGGTGCGGCCAATGACGGCTTCGTCCGTGGGGGCCGGCTCCAGCGGGCTGATTGCGCGAATCTGGCCTCCGCCGATGGCGCGCGACTCAACGTGAGCTTTGCCGTTCAGTTGGTGATGGGAGAAGATGGTCTTGTGGACCAGGGAGACCCGCGGGATCGTCTCGCGGATCACGTTTTTCAGCTCTTTCTCAAAGGCTTCTGTGTCTTTGACCGGATCGTAGGCCGTGCCCTTCTTGCCAAAGCGGCCGGGTACGGATGCGTCTTGCCATGCCATGGGTCAATCTCCTTTAGTTGATGGCATTCATGAGTGCCCGGTATTCGGGCGTTCGCGTGGCAGCGGTTCCGTACTTTGCGTACAGGTCGCCGATGCGGCGATTGATTACAGCGGGCGTCAGGACTTCGCGCTCGCGCCGGCTGGCACGAGGTTTGCGCAGCTCCTCAGCCTCTTCCGTGTCCTCGGCTTCGGCCTTGGGCGCGCTTCGAACTTGCTTCAGTAGGCGGACCAGCAGGCGAGCGGCCGGGCCGCCCATCTCGATGGCGGCCTTCATGTCAGCCAGCTCCTCGGGCGAGGCATTGGACTCGGCCCACTTGCGCATGTCGTTCCACGCCTTCTTTCCGCCGGCGAACTCCTCGATCTCGGACGCGATCCGGGCGGCCTTGCGCTCTTCGCCGTGGCGGAATGCGTCATAGGACGACTTCACCAACCGCAGGATCAGGTCACGATCCTTGTTGCCGCGAAGCGAATCGCTCAGGCGCTCGAAGTCGCCATGTGATGCGGCATACATTTCGATGCCGTCCTCGGGAATCCCGGCGGCCGCGATCAGACGGAGCGCGCTCTGCAGATTCAGATCGGCGTCGTGGTCGAACTCGTCGGACGACGCCTTGCGCTCGGGCTCAGATGGCGACGATTCTTCGGCGGGCGATTCCTCGGGGGCACCGGTTTCCTCGTCCTCGTCGGGCTGATAGGGTTGCTCGAAGTCGATGGCATCGTCTTCGGGGGTTGCTGCTTCGTCGCTCATTGCGGGGCGGCTCCTTGTTCGGCCTGTGCCTGTGCGGCTGCGGCCTGTTGAACTTCTTCGGGTGATAGCACAAGGCTATTGGATTGCAGGCTATTGTAGCTAAACGCCAGCTTGATCAGTGCCTGCGAGTTGAGTGCTTGCAGGATGTTCAGCGGGATCTGACCGCTTGCGGCCAGCAGGGCAAACGCCGATTGCAGACGGGCAGCATCAGCGGCACGCGACAGGGCGGCCTTGCCTGCGGAAATGGACAGCTCGAACGAGTCGTCCACCTTGATCTTCATCCGCTTGAAGAGCATGTTGGCGATGGGAAGCTGCAGGAACTTTGCCATGCCCTCGTAGACAGCCGTGTAGGTCTGGTTCAGGCCGGCAATGACCTGCTGGACCTCGTAGGCCGTCGTGCGCTCGCTGTTGCGAACCACCGACTGCGTGTCCACGAACGCGGCGCCGAGACGCTGGCGGATCATGTCGGCGGCCTGCGTGACGGATTGCAGCACGCGATAGTCGCCAACCTGGACCGTCTGCACCCCTTCCGCCCGGCCGCGCCGTGCGTCGCCGTTCTCCATCGCGGCAAAATCCTCGGGGCTGATCCCGGCTGCCGGGTCGATCAGGAACCGGATCTCCGACATCAGCGTGCCGTAGATCATCGATGCCTGAAGCATGTACGTCATCGCCTCGATGTCGCCCATGTTCTCGGCCACCGGGCCGACGCTGTAGTTGCCGCCCGGAGGGATGCGCCACGGCACGTAGATGAACGGCACGTCCTCGGCGTCGATCATCTTGGTGAACTCGTCCGGCAGCTCTTCGTCATCGATGGACTGTCGCATCTCGAAACGAATGCGCTTGCCGTCGCGCTTGGCGGCGTACCGCGTGACGACGGGCAGATAGTCGTGATCGTCCACGTCATCGATGCCGAGTGCTTCCAGCTTCTTCGGGTCGATGTCGAGCACCATTTCGGCCTGGCCGACTACGAACGTGACGATGCGGCCGCGGCTGATCTCGACACAGAACTGGTCCTGCGCCAGCGCCTCAAGGTCGCCGGAGTCGTTCAGCAGCAGGGCGCCGCCGTTCATCGTGACCGCGTGCAGAATGGCCGTCTGCGTGGCGGCAGACTGCCCCCAGCGCGCCCACTCCTTCATGATCTCGGCCTCGATGGCGGCCTCGGATTCGGCAATGGTCGCCCGGATCTCGGCTTCGGACCCGTTCAGCAGCCCTTGGGCGACCAGCCCCTCGATGCCCTTCTTCGTCATGCGGACCGCAACGAACGGCACGGAGTCGGGGAAGAGTGCGTCATGCACGCGGCTGGCGAGACCGGAGACGAGCGTTGACATCATGCTCGTTCCGGTGGGCGACGCCTCGCAGTTGTCCGGCGACACGCCGACGGGCGGTAGCAGCGTGGGATTGATGATGGCGGCCGCTCGACGGGCGCGGCCAAGCGCATCTTGCCGGGCAAGATCGAGTCGGTCCCACGTCTCGTGCGGCGCCTCCTCGTCGATGCTGCCGCGGTGGCGCATCAGATCGAAGGCTTGCAGGGATATGCTCATCAGCGCATCCAGTTGCGGGCTTTGCGGCGGAACTCGGCGCTTGCGTCGAGCGCACCAGGGTCGTCGGCAAAGAACTTGAAGCCGCTGCGGCTCTCGTCCTGCTCATCGCCCAGCGCGACCTTGGCCTTCTCTGGCGTCTCTTCGAGCGCCTTGGCCGTGTCCTTCTCGGCCTGTAGGTTCGCGTTGACTATGGCCTGCTGATTCTTGAGGATCTGCGCCTGATCCTCGGCCTCCTGCGCGGCGTTGTTGATCTGGTTCTGTGCCTCGACGTTGGCGTCTGCGACCTCCTGCGCCTCTTGCTTGCGCTCGCGTCGGAACGGCTTGCGGATGGCGCGGAACAGTTGCCGGACCGGCTTCGTGATGGGGCGAAGGAATCGGAAATGAAGGCCCATTATTTGACGTGCTCCTTGAACATTTGGATGGCATGCTGGACCCCCAGCAGGAACCCGGCGTGAAGCTCGGTCGTCTGGTTGTTGACGGCAGGCTGCGGCAGCTCGCTGACGATCTTGGCAAAGAGAGCCGCGGGAATGTGTGCGATATAAGTCGCTTCGATGGTCTCAGCGGAACGCATAGACTGACTCCATGATCTCCGCGGGATCATACCACCCTCGGTCTGGTTCTGCGCCATGCGCTGCGAGATAGAACGCACGGAACGGGTCGGATTGGCCGTGAAGCCACGCGAATCGGTCGAGAATGATGCGCTGCATGTCGCCAGCGGCGTGCGGCAGGCACCCAAACGAGTCGTGAATCATCCATAGTTCCGGATGTCCTGCCGCCACCATGGCGTTGATGACGGCTCGCATATGGGTCGCATCGCACGAGTGCGTGAAGTTCGGCGCGACGGACCGCGTATCGTTGGACGGCACGTGTCCTTCTCGAATTGCGACGGACCCGGCGCGTGTCGTGATGACGCGCATCTTGGAGTCGCCGGGCGTGGCCGTGACGACGCAATCGTCGGCCGTGCGCCATTCCAACCCGCCGCCGGACATCAGCGACCGGGCGCATCCATTGATCTGTTTCATGACGGCCAGTGCATCGCCACAGACTGACGTGCAGGCATGCCACGCGAGCGACGACAGCTCCCGCGCATACCGCCAGTGTTGATCTGGATCAATCGGCAGGCCGGACGCGGGCAGACCTTTCGTGCGCAGGTACTCGGTGCCCGTGGGAAACGACAGGCCGTAGGGCAGGTTCATGACGATGGGCTTCACCAGTGCCCGCGGCACACCCCCGGCGAACATCTCCCGGATGTCGGCCGACAGCTTGTCGCTGGCCTTGATGGCGGCATGCAGGGCGTCGGCGGCGTGCTGGTACAGGTCGGACCGCGGGCCTGCCGCGATGTTGACGGCTCGGGCCATGGTCGCAGACCGCCCCATGGCCGCCAGGTGCTGACTGCCATTGCATGACCCGTCCAGATGGATCGGCGCGTGTGCGCGGAACCCTGCCCGGTCGTCGCAGTATGCCCGCCACTCCCGGCATGCTTGCAGGAACTGAAGCGGGCTGTCGGCGTCGCGCCACCACGTGAACGACACCGGGTCGGCGGCCGCCCGACAGATGTCGTCGGAGCGCTTCTTGGTCCACTCGACCTGCTCGTCGGGCGTGCATTTGTCGAACCCGAACAGGCTGGCCAGGTTGCGCATCATCCACCGCTCGCCGGCGTCTCCCGGGGCTCGGCCGTTGGCGAATCGCAGGAAGGCGCGCTGCGGCTGGGCGCCCTGCGGGTTGATCGGATACCCGTCGTAGTACATGCGGCCGCGCCAGTCGATCCGGACGGGTAGCCAGATGGCCGCCTCGTCCGCGACCTTCCCGGCGAACCGCAGGCAGTCGGACAGAAGCCGGGTCGATCCGATGGCCCGGGCCTCTTCCGTGTGCCATTGTCTCGTTTTGCGTGACCAATCACGCACGGCCGCGGACTGTCGTTCCGTTCGCAGGGACGGATCGTCGGGAACGTTAGGGAATGCCGGGCGACTGCCGGCCTCGTGCCCCGTCAGCCAGCGGGCGCCCTTGGTGGCGACGATGCCCGCCACCGCTTCGCGCATTCCGTTGTCGATTGCGAACGGAACGGCCTGAAGCGCATTGATGGCGGCCAGCGCGGATGCCGACAGGGCGATATGCCCGCGCCGATCACGGAGCGTCACCGGGTTGTTATGCTTGTAGAGTGGCGAGAGTCGGCCGCCTCCCTTGCCGTCGGCGCCCCACGGATCGGGCGGGCAGACCATCGGGGTGGACGTGCCGATGCGAAGCGCGAGCGTCTCCTCTGACGCGGCGATGGCGTCCAGTATCTGACTGGTGAGCACGACGCCGAAGTCGGCGCGGTCGCCGGACACGCGGTAGGTCTCGATGACCTCCAGCTCTATCAGGGCCTCGCATATCACGCCGCCGATGCGCGCACAGTCGTCGATGCTCAGGCCGCAGGACGGGATGCCCTGCTTTCTGGCCATGCGTCGCATCGTGTCGGCCTCTTTGCGGGCAGACATGTGCTCGGCATTCTTCCTGGCGGTCAGTCGCTTGCGCAGGCCCGGGGCAGTGTCGGCAAAGATGCGTCGGTCCATTTCGTGCCGCACGGACGAGCCCGAGAAGATCACGATCTGCGACCGTGTGGGCGGCTCTTTCTCCCGGTCCAGCAGGCGAGAGAAGACGGCCGCGACACCGGAGAAGGCCGCGACCTCCGGGCCGAGAAGCGCGACGGCCTTGCGGACAGCGGGCGCGACGCGCTTCTGGTTGGCGGCCCGGGCCAGAACGTCGGACACCGCCCGCGTGGCGGCCAGAACAAACCGCCGCCCTGTTGCAGTCTGGGCGCCCATTCCAAGCGCCTGCATCCGCTCTTGGGATGCAAGAAAGGCCAGCGCCGCTTCCGCGGTTTCGCTGGCCTCGCGTTCTAGTTGGCGTTGCCTATGATCCATCGCTGAATCATAGCGCAGGATGGATCATTCGGCGCCGTCCTTGAAGTATGACGGCGCCATGCGCTTCATTATCTCCAGCGCGTCGAACAGGGACAGGTGCGCCGGCAGGCCGTCAAGATAGCCCTCCATGAACAGCTTGCATTGCCGGCCATAGCGCCAGCGGATGCCGCTCAACATCCGGTCTGCGGCCATGTCCACCGTGTCGCGGGCGAACGTGTCGCGGCTCTCCGGAGTCTTTTCAATGGGGGCTTCAAAGCGGCTGACCGCCTCCCATGCGTCGCTGCTCACATGCTTGGCGCCTGCCTTTTCGGCAAGCTCGCGCAGCGTGGCCATTTCATCCCGCGAGACAACATGCCCGAAGAACCCGGACAGGTACGCCAGCGGCGCCGTGCGAAGCTTGCCGATGCTGATCGTGCGTTTGTTGATGCTCATGCCCATTCCCTCACTCGCCACGCGGGTGCTTGGACGAGTACCACGCGGCAAGCGGGAACCCGACAAGGGGGATCGCGGATATCAGGACGGCGCGGGCGGCCGGCGACCGACTGCCGCTGAATGCCGAGTAAATCAGGGCAACGAAACTGACAAGGTATGCCCCGATCATGGCGAGGATGATTACGTCTTCTGCTTTCATGGTCTTCTCCGGAAGCCCGGCCGAAGCCGGGCAGGTTGATTACTTGGCGGGCTGGTCTTGGGCGGGCTGGTCTTTGGCGATGTTGACCGTCACGTTGACAGCCTGCTGCGCTGCGGCTTGAGCGGTGTTGCGACCGCAGGTGCTGCACGGCTTGCGCTTCGCGGGGCGGTGCTTGACCGGGGCGGGCTTGGGCGCGTCCGTGATCTCGTAGGCCACGCACTCCTGCAGGCGGATCGTCGTCACCATGCGTTGCAGGGCGCCGCCCGAGGCGCCGCCGATGCTGCCGCCGGCGCCGCTGCCACCGTTGGCCCCGAACGCGAAGGCTCCCGACGCGCTCGTTGTCACGACGGCCGTGGTCTCATGGACGCGGTGGCCGATCAGTTGCCGCAGGCCCGGGATGACCTCGACAGATCGATACGGCAGCTCGGCCGGGCGCAGGTAGTGATCCTCTCCGATGGTCACGGAAGAGTCGGAGAAGACGCCGATGATCTTGCCGCGCACGTCCTCGGCCACGACGACCTGACGCGGGCCGCAAGACGGGTCAACCATGCGGGACACGAAGGCCGACGGCGCGACAGCAGCGGGCGCGACGGCCTGCACGGGACGGATCGAGAGCGTCCGGTTGTTGTAGACGTAGCCGCCAGTGGCCAGACTGGTGTGCGGGGCGATGTAGGACGAGACGTTTGCATCCCCGCCTGCGGCATTCCCGCCGGCCGCGCTGGCATGTTGCTGCTGCCACTGGCTGCCGCCGGATGCCGTGGCGGCCGGGGTGTTGTGCGTCGTGCGATTGTCGCTGTTGGTCTTGCATGCGTTCACGCCGACGCAATCAGCGGCCGGTGTGTTGGTGGCGTGTGCTGCGCCGGCGACGGCCAGCAGGGACAGGGCGATGATGGTGCGTTTCATTTTGACCTCCGGGTCAGTTGAGCTGAACGAAACAGGTAGACCGCCCGACGCGCTTTGCCGCGGCGAGCATGGCGGGCACGGATCGGCCGAACATGCAGAACAGGTCGGCGCCGGCGGAAGCCTTCGCGGCACGCTCGCGCTCGCGCGCGCGGCGGGCAAGCGTGTAGTCGCGGATGGCCTCTTTTGTGGCCTCGATCTCGCGGTGGTATGCCTGCTGGAATTCAGAGAACGAGAACCGATTTTCAATGCCTTGCACAATGAGTTCGGCGCCCTCGACGAGACGATGGCCGGTGGCGTGAACGGCCTTGACTGCCGTCTTGTCGCCCTTGGCGTACTCCGCTGCGATTGCGTCCCACTGTGCCCGGGTGATCCGGTGAATCCCGGTGCGGTAAAGGTTGCTGCTCATGATTCCCTCCGATTGCCCGGCCGGAGCCGGGCGGTTGTGTCAACGTGCTGCGATGGTCTCTTTTTGAACGCCGCGAACGCCCGGGTACAGGTTCGGACGCTTGAATGCGCGGGCCTGCTGGTTCAGGAACGTGGCGTTAGGCATGATTGCCTCGGCCGGGGCATGGCCGTCAATGACGGCCTGCGCCAGTGCCATCAGGTCGAACGTCTCGGCGCTCCACGTCGTGCGCTTGCTTGCGCCGGCGACCTTCGTGCTGATCGTGGACAGTGGGGCAGACATCAGCGCGGCCAGTTGCATCGATGCTTCGGCGGCTTTCTCTGCGGCATCCTGCGCCGCTTGCAGCTTCGCGGCCGGATCGTCGGCCTTGGCCGCCGTGGTCAGCGCCTCGGCTTGCAGCTTGGATTGCTCTGCAACGATCCGGGCGGCCTCAGCCTCGCGCCGGGCGCGTTCTGCGGCCTCGGCCTCGCGCCGGGCCTCTTCCTGCCGCTTGATCCAGTCGGCCAGCGCGGCCTTGACCTTCGCTTCGGCGGCCGACAGGAAGCCCAGCGGCTCGGCGAACGCGGTTTCGACGTGCTGTTTGGCCAGGATCAGCGGCCGGGTGATGGCGTCACGTGCGGCCTTGACCTCCTTCTCGTGGGCCTTGATGCCCTTCAGTTCCTCGGCGGCGACCTGGGCCATCTCGTTGCAGTCGATGATCAGCGACTCGGCGCTTTCCGAAACGATTGCGGCGCGCTCGCTGGCCTTTTCCAGCGGCTCCAGGCTATAGGTGATGGTGTGTTCATGCTTGTTCATGTTTGATCCTCCAGTTGTACAGGGTGAGGCACGCGAGAAACACGCCCTCGTAATGCTGCGACGAGTAATCGACCTCCGTGGCCTCCCCGTCGCGTGACAGATAGACGCATGACGATCTGTCAACCTCGATGCCGTTGGCCTTGAGCGCCATCCGATAGCCGGCGAGCTGGACCCCGTGGGATTCGTGCTGCTGGGCCGTCGTCTTGATGTCGATCAGTGCCGTCCGTCCATCGATGTTCATCAGTCTATCGAGTGTTCCGCAGTAGCGCAATACCGGGTGATAGACGGTCGATTCTGACCGACGAACGGTCGATTTTGTGCGCTTTCGCCAATCCATCCAGCCCACGAGATACCCGTGAATCTCATCCGTGAGCGACGTTTCGTCCAGGTCGCCGTCGTCCCAGTACTCGCACGCCGCGTGAACATCCGTGCCGCGCTTTGCGGCCGCCCGCAGGATGTGGGGCGGCACGCGGCCCAGGTCGTTGATCTGGGCGATGATGGCGGACACGCTCGGCACGATGATTCCGTCGGCCCGGTACTCATGCCGGGCCTCGTCGAACGTGATGGCGACCATCAGAGGAGCGCGCGTTTCGCGTCGTTGAACGCATCGGCTGTCAGGTTGGACAGGTCGTCGGCGAGCTGGTAGCCGACTTGATCCGACAGCCACGCAACGTCACGCCCTGCCGCTTTGAGCTTGCCGCGAATATAGGCAATCTGCCCCGGGGCGACACCGGCAGCGGGAGCGGGTGCGGCTCGTGTCAGGTTGTCGGGCGGCAGCACCTCGTCAGCCTCGATGATGTCGGCGGGCGGTGCGCTGTCGGCAGGAGCGATGGCATCGACAACCTCGGACGCAGGCGCTTCGGCGGCCTTGCTCTTGCGACGCGGAGCGGTGGCGGGCTTGGCGCTGTGCTCGATGTTGTCCCCGTACTCGTCGTCATTGTCGATCAGCTCTTCGTATGTGGGCGCGGCGCCAACCTCGGGGAAGCCCATCCGCAGGGCCTGCGACTCGGCCCGGACGCGCAGCATGCCGACAGGCCGATCATCCCATTTGCCGCCCTTGCGCCGGTTCTCGCGCATGTACTCGCGGGCAGTGAATCGGGCAACCATGCCGTTCGGCATCAGCCGAAGCGCCGTGTACTCGATCCACTCGGGCAGGCCGTGAACCTCCGGGCCATAGACAACCTCGTTACCGCATGACCCGGACCGGGCCGCGATGATCCGATAGAGCCCGATGCCTGGCGCCACCTGCTCGACCCCGTTGTACTTCAGGATGTAGACGGGCTTCCTGAGCACGTCCACGCCTAGGCTGCGGCAGTAGGCGCCGGCAAACTTGGCCATTGGCAGGCTGGCCCCGGGGAAAACCGACCGAACCATCAGCTCGGCTTCAGCGTTGGTGATCTGGTCCGCGGTGACGATTGCGCCGCTTTGCGGCAGGGTGATGTCGTTGCTCATTTTTTGTTCCTTGTGTCGGTGGTATGCACTGCCATGATCGATGCGCCCCATTTTCCGTGCGTGCCGCCATCGACAATCACGGGGGCGTCATCGATGAATGTTTCAGTCGATCCGTCCGGGCGCGTGATCTCGGCAAGATACGAGACGCAGACAAACCGAAGCCGCGGCACGACCCCCAGGATGGCGCAGACAGTAGCCGCCTCGATGTTGATATCGTCGCAGGCAATTTCTGACAGCCTCTTGGCTGTTGTGCTGACCGCCCGGTTAATCTCGTATTCGCTGCCAGGCCACGGAAACCTGACCTCAATGCACTGGCCGAATGCGCGGACGTGTGCGGTGGCGGTTTTCTCTTTCATGGCCGGCTCCTGTATCCGCATTTGACGGTGACGCTCCTGCGCGCTTGCGAATACCACGTGTCTGACAGGACTGGGGCACAATCGGCCGTCTCTATTTTTCTCTTGTCGTGAAACTCGATGTTCACAATGGTAACAATCCGATCCCGGTTAAACGTCGTGGCGAAACCGAGATGCATGAAGACTTGTACTTCTTTTGGGCGGTGCAGATCAATGATTTCGCGCATGATTTTGACGCCAGCTTTTTCCATCGCCTGTTTTATCTCGTCGTCGCTTGCGCCATCGTGGAATTCAACCTCTGCACACAGCACGTCGTGTCGAATATGGGCGCGCAGCATTCCTTTTTTCATACGACCTCCATGCTCTTGATCTTGGGCCGTGAAAAACTTGCCTCGAACCGCGCGCTCAGGCCGTTGTGCTTTTTGAGCGCCTCGACCGCCTCGTCGTAAGCGAAGATCGCATGACATTCGATGTTGGCAAGTGCGCCCTCGTGCACAGTGTTAACCTGGATGCCGATTGTGTCATCGGAAACAATGGCAAGGCAGAGGATGATGACATCATGCTCGTCGGAATCGAGAAACGACGCATCGGCCGCTCGTTCCATTGCTCGCTGAAGCTCCGCACGCATCGCGTCGCTGTCAGGGTAAATGGTGATCTTGCCGATGTCGGCGATTGATGTCTCTACCGTTGGGAGTGGGCGGATAACGATGGGTTCGGGCGGCAGCGATTCCGTGCGCCTCCGCGCCTCATTTGCCCGGCGCGCCGCCTCGGGCAGCGCGTCAATGATGGCCTGCCCGGCCGGAGTGTCGGCGGCGATGAACTCGCCGGCCTCGATCAGCCTGGCGGCCTCCCGCTGGGCTTGTGTGCGGCGCGTGCCGCTGTTGTCGTGGGTGATGCTCATTTGAGGAACTCCATGTGTGATGCGTATACGTCGATGTCCGTTTTGCCGATCAAGGGGTTGACGTTGACCCGAACCCATCCGGTGCCGATGCGAAGCACGGCGCCCATGTCGCCGCAGGCGCCGATGTCCTGCGGGAATGTCTTCAGCCGCCGGGCGCCGCCCAGCTTCTCGGCATCCTCCAGTGACAGCCGGGTCACGTCGGCATAGGGAAGCCCGTTGTCGCCGATCCATGCCGCGACGATGTACGGGCCGACCTGCCACCATGCACCGTCGCCGCGATGCTCGACCTCGGGGAACTCGGCCTGCAGCGACTCGATGACGCAACGACGCAAGTTGTCACACTTGACGACGGATGCGGCGCACTTGATTTCTGCCTCGTCGCGGGCCTCGCGCTTTTCGCGGGCGGCGTCGTCGGCAAATGCCTGATCCCACTTCGCGTCCTCGCGTTTCCAGGCTGCGGCTTCGATGGCGCCAGTGATGTCGGGTTGCATGATCATTCCTCCGTGTTGTTTGATCATGTGTCAATTATGGGGTGCGGCTGATCTGTCATCAATCGCGCCCGGACGGGCGGTCGATTCCGCCCGACGAACGGTCGGTCAGTCCCTGTCGGCCAGCAGCGCGCAGGCCGCGCCGATCAGCATCAGGACCATGCCGAAGAGGGTAAGGCCGTCCACGGCGGGGATGCCGCACCCGCGGCACGCTTCGACGGGCTCATGGATCGTCACGATCAGGGCGCCGATGCCGCCGATGACGCCGGCTGCTCGGGTGAATCGAGTGTCACTCATGATTGGCTCCGTGCTTGGCTTTCATGTAGGCGGTGAGGACGGCCTCGGTTGACACGCGGGACGTGCCGACTCGGATGCGGGCGCCGTTGGCGATATCGAGCACGTCCTCGACGTCAATCGAGCTGCCGGCAACGATCAGGGCCTCGGCTGCCCATTTCTCGGCGTCCTCCGGCTCGTACCAGCGCACGCCGCCGGACACGTCCAGCGCGGCGTAGTGCATGGCGCGTCCGATGTCCTCGGTGTTGTAGCAGGCCTGCAGCAGGGCGGGGCCAGACTCGACGCCGACCGCAGTTTCCCCGGGGCGTTGGACGATGTACAGATACTCGCTGCCGTCGGCAAGCAGTTTTTCGATCAGATTGCGCATGATGTTCTCCGTTTGAGGGTTAGGCCCGGTTATCCGGGCATGCGGGTTTTTGGGGGTCAGGCGGCGGTGTAGGCGGCCCAGGCGCGGCGCGTGGCGGTGGATTGCAGGTCGCCGAAGTACGCATCTCCCTCGCCCTCGCGGCGCCCGACGGTCACGCCGGGCTGTGCGGCCAGCCACTCGGCGTAGGCGTCGTCCTCGTCAGCGTGGCCGCCGACGCCGATGGTGTAGCGTCCGGGCAGCGGCGCCGTTTCGCTCGACAGCGCCTGGCAATGCGGGCCGTCGATGTCGGCGTAGTCGCGCGGGTCCAGGTTGCGCACCAGCCTGGCAATGTCAGCATCCCAGTGGGCGGCAATGGCCACCGCAAAATCCCTGTGCGTCTCGGCGATCTTGGCCAGCGCCCGGATCATCGCCGGGCCGTAGTCGCCCGTCGCCGACTCGATCACCTGCATCGACATCCCCGGATCACCAGCAGCCGATACCGTGTCGCGCTCGTCGGCCCAGTGGTCGCATTTGACGACGCCGGTCGGCGTGATGGTCCACGACGGGGCGGCCAGCAGCTCGACCGTGATGTTCGGAGCCGTGGACAGCAGCCATTCGCGCCGGCTGTCGAGGATGTCGGCGCCGATCAGGGCGTCAGCATCGGCAACGGCGTTGGCAAGATACTCGGCGGCTGCGCGGTCCTCGGCAGCCACTGCGCCGATGATCTCGGCGATCTCGCCGGCAGTGATGCGCTCGATAAGGACACTCTCGCGGATGGACCGCAGGGCGTCGGTGTCGTCCAGGCCGATCAGGGCCTGTCCGATGATGCGGCCGCTCAGATAGTCGTTGCCGGTGGTGATGTGCTCTGTTGCCGGGCGGCGGAAGTTCTCGGGCCGGATGTCGGCGTAATGGGTCAGCATGATCATGATGGGTCCTCGTGGTTGTGTGCAGTGGGTCAGTGGCTCAGGAAGGGCGTGGCGCTGCGCTTGTAGGACGGGTACACGGTCTCGCCGTTTTCGTCTTTCACGCAGACACGGAATCCGAGGCCGAGATTGATCTTTGCGCAGTCCGTCGCGCGATCCAGGCTATCGAACTCAGCCACCTTGCGGCGAACGTCGATGTCGTTTTCAAAGACGGTGTATTTCATTTGCGATCCTCTTAATTCGGTTTTGTGCTGGGCTTTGTTCCGTCCCAGTGATTACATAATAGATCAATCGGCCAGATGATGCAAGCGGTTTTCAGCGTCTCCGACAGGCGGTCGATCCTGGCCGACAGGCGGTAGGTCAGACGACGTAGGGATCAATCGTCACGCCCAGAATGCGGGCCAGCGGCTCACCCATGGGCGAGAGCTGGGCGATTTTGGACACGGCGCGCGCCAGGTTAACGCCGGTCATGCCTGCGTGGCGGATGCGCTCGGCTGCGGCCTGGGCGCTGCGCTCGTCGCCCGTGCGCGGATCGACGATGGTGATCAGCCCAGGATAGGTGTGCAGATGGCCGTGACGCATGGCACTGCCGTCCTCGGGGTCGAGGGTCCATGACTCCATGCGGATGACGCGCAGCGGGTCATGCTCAAGCGCCACAGACCGCACGGCCGACGCGATCATGGGGCGGTGCATCAGGTCGTTGGCCATCGTCTTGATGGCGTCGCGCCCCTCGTCGCCGATATATTTGGCCCAATAGCCGGCGATGGACGCGAGCTGCTCGCACCACATCCAGTCGTCAACTGGACGGGTTGTCAGGGCTCGCAGCTCCGGGCGCATGGCCGCGGCGCCCTTGGCATCGATCCGGGCGATTGTCGCGCATGACGCTTTGCCCATGTAGGCGTCCAGTCCGTCGATGTCGTCGCCGTCGGCAAACGACAGGTCGGGCGGCAGGTCGTTGGTGCAGGTGATGATCCAGTAGTAGGCCATGATTCGATCCTCGGAAGTGTGGCCCGCTTTGTGCGGGCCGGGTTGTTTTGCTTCAGTGATTCCATTATAGATCAATAGACCAAGGATGCAAGGGCAATAGAGCAATGGCCGATGAACGGTCGGTTTCGACCGACGAACGGTAGGCGTTGCTTTT